GTCCTTCCGGTGCGGTCTGGGAACAAGACATTATCTGTTCTCCGGCGTACAGGGAAAGGCTCAGCTTACCGCCACCCAGTACACCGGGGAGAGACAGGATATGCGGCAGAACTGCGCCAAGCACGCACAGAATGTGACCGCTTACCTGATGGATGTGATCCGTCCCCTTCTATGGCTGGCGGACAGACTGCTGGGAAAATCCTTTGGGGTGGGCCCTGTCCGGATCCGCTATGACGACAGCTACTTTATCGACACCGAAACCGAACGTGCCAGAGATCTGCGGGAAGTGGAAGCGGGACTGATGATGCCGGAGGATTTCCGCCGCAGATGGTACGGAGAACGGAGAGAATGAGCCCTGTCTGCGGCTGAGAGAACAACAGCCCTGCGGGACGGCAAAGGAGAGAAAACAATGGAAGAAAAAACGGAAATGCAGACCCCTGAAGCGGTGCCGGAGGAGATCGGACAGCTGCAGGAAGCGCACGCCGCCGAGCTTCGTCAGGTACGGATTGACGGGGAGGTGCGGTATGTGCTGGCCCGGATGGGTGCGCGGAACCCGGTGCTGGCGGCAAAGGCGCTGGATCTTTCCGGGGTGACGGCGGACGAAAACGGCGTTGCCGGTGTGGAGGAATCCGTGAAACAGCTGATGCTGTCCGATCCGTATATGTTCGGGCCGGTGCAGATGGCGCCCAGCGGCGGAGAAAATTCCAGCGGCGGCGTGCACGGAGGGTACAGAAGAGACCCGGATACCCTGTCTGACAGGGAATATTACGACATGGTCCTGAAAAAGAGATAAGCGGTCTTCCGGAGTATCCACGGGCGGCACGGCGGCAGGCAGACGATGGGAACGGTTTCCCCGACAGACAAGTGCCCGTGTGCGCTGTGCCCTGCCGGGGGTACGATGGAAGTATCGGCATAAAAAAAGAAAGGAATCAAAAACATGAGCAACATTATTTCTGTGAAGCAGATCGCCAGAGAAACTCTGCCTCTGCTGATCGACAATCTGGTTTTCCCCAATCTGGTTTACAGGGAACACGGGGAAGGTGCGGCGGCCAAGCAGGGGGATTCTGTTCTGATCAGACGCCCTGTGAAGCTGACCGCGGAGGCGTTTTCTTCCGAGGACGGCGTTTCCAGCCAGCCCATCGTGGAAGAAGCGGTGGAAGTGAACCTGGATACCCTGGCTACCGTGGACGCCGCCATCAACAGCTGGGAAGCCTGTGACGACGAAACCATCCGCCGTGTGTTCATCGAACCGGCTGCTGCGGCTCTGGCGGAAAAGATCAACCGCGACGGTCTGGCGCTGTACAAGGACGTATACCAGACTATGGGTACTGCCGGTACTGCGCCTGCGGGACTGGAAAACCTGGCGGATGCGTCCTATGCCCTGGACCAGGCCAAGGTGCCCACCGACCACCGTTCTGCGGTATGGAGCCCCCTGTGCACCTCCAAGCTGAAGCAGATTCCCGCTGTGGTCAATGCGGAAAAGTGCGGTGACACCACTGCCCTGCGCACCGGCGCCATCGGTAAGGTCTTCGGTGTGGATCACTTCATGAGCCAGGCCGTCTGCAGCCATATCGCCGGTACTATGGCGGGAACTGCCCTGACTGTCAAGGAAACGGTGGTGGAGGAAAACGAATGTACCCTGACCGGGGAAAACATCACCGCCAAGTCTCTGGTGGTAGGGGATCTGCTGCAGGTGGGCGGCAAGACATACACCGTGACCGAAAACACCGTGGGCTTCGGCACCGATGTCAAGGTAAGGGTGACACCTGCCATGACGGCGGTTGGCGGGGAAGAGGTGACTGTGGTGGGCAACCATGAAGCCAACCTGGTGTTCCATCCCCATGCGTTCGCCTTCGTGACCCGTCCCCTGTCTGCGCCCGCCGGTGTGGAATCCTATGTGACCACTTACAACGGCATTTCCCTCCGCGTGGTCAGAGGTTACGACCTCCGTTACAAGCGCGAAATGCTGTCCATGGACGTGCTCTACGGCTTCAAGACCGTATATCCCGAACTGGCCGTCCGCTACATGGCGTAAAGGAGTCGGCGTATGACGGTAGACTACAGCTTTTATCAGTCGGTGTACGGCGGTGCGCTGCCGCAGGCGCTGTTTGCTGTGGGACTGCCCCGGGCGGCGGAAACCATTCTGGCTCTGCTGTACCCCAGAAGACCGGAGGATCTGGATCCGGCGGAAACAGAGGCGGTGCATATGGCGATCTGCGCACAGCTGGAGGCGGGACTGGACAGACCGGTGGATACCGAAGTGTCCGGAGACTTCCAGACACGCTTTTCCGGCAGTCTGCTCCGGATCCACGGTATGCCTGTGGCGCCGGGGGCGGTTGGGTTTCTCCGCCAGGCCGGCGTGCTGCAGCAGTGGGTCTGATCCCCGGAAAGGAAGGCGGATATGGAAAACAAAGTCTGGACCTTTTTCTGCGGCAGCGGTACCTATGACGGGGCGTATAAACCGGTTCTGCGGCGGTATGTGTGCTATGGCGGCGTCCCTTCCCTGAAGGCGGCTGTCAGCGAAGAAGGTATCGGCCGGAACCGGCTGATTCTCCGCCTGCGGGAACGGCAGATCCGGCTGACGGACGAACAGGGAAACACAGTGGATCTGCGGCAGGCGGCCATCTGTCCGGGAGACCGGATCGCGGCGGGATATGCACAGGTACCGGAGAAAGACACCTGGCGGATCACATCGGTCGTACCGGCGGCGGAGGGTATGAGCGCCAACCGCGGCTGGGTGATCACGGCGGAATAGGAGGACATATGATCAGATTGAAAGTACATGTGCCGGAGGGTACGGGACGACGGATTCTGGACAGAGTGCCCCGTGCCAAAACGGCTCTGGCGCAGGCTGTGCTCCGATCCTGCGAACCGTATGTGCCCTACAACACCGGGGAACTGTGCCGGTCCGGACAGGCAGGGACGGGGGTCGTTACCTATACGGCTGCCCATGCCGCCAGATGCTACTACAGCCGACGGCCCTTCCGGAAGGACAAACACCCCCAGGCCTGTGCCCAGTGGCTGGAAGCGGCAAAGGCGGTGTCTCTGCCGGAATGGCGTCGGGTAACGGCACAGGCCCTTGCCGGAAAGGAGGCAGCAGATGCTTGACGAAGGATGCGTGATCCGGAAGATCTGTGATCACATCCAGGCCTGGGAGGGCGCCCCCTGCCGGTTTCTGCCGGAATCCAGGGAAGGCGGTCTGCCGGGAATCCCCGCCGGAAAAAATCTTCCTTCCGGTGCGGTGATGGCGCTGTCGGGGCCGGTCAGGGTACGCAGCTATGTGGACGGCTCATTCATCGGGGAGATCCCCTTTGCGGTATACCTGCGGACGGTTCATTCCCCGGGGGACGGACTGGAAGCACTGGAATGGTTTGAAAAGCTGACCCGGTATCTGGGAACTTTTGCCCCTTCTCCGGATGCGGATCGGGTGTACGGGCTTTGCGAACCCACAGCGCTGCCGGCCAAATCCTCTGTGGAACCGGACGGAACGGAGGAATACAGAGCTTCCTACACGGTGCGGTACCGGCAGAGGGCCTGACAGGGTCGGAAATGCGGAAGTGACGGCATGCCGGTACAGGGTACACGGGAGAGGGGCCGGGGATTTTTGCTCCTGCCGCTCCCGTCTGCCGGACCGGCTATGGCACAAACAGAAAACAGAAAGGATACATTATGGCAGAAACGGGAATCGTGAACCGCTCTGACAGACGGCACTATATGAACACCGGGACAGCGGAAGCGCCGGTCTGGTCTCTGATCGGAGAAGGATTCACGGAATTTATGGAATCCAAAAACGCGGTGAGCTACCAGAGACGGTATATCCACGAGAGCGTAAAGAGAACGGACGTTACCGGGTATGCCCCCACGGTGGATTACGAATTTGAAGTGTACACCGGCAGCGCGGTGATCGAAAAACTGCGTGAGATCACGGACAGGGAGCTGACCGGCAGCCGGGCGTGGGTGGAAATCTGCACGGCGGATCTCTTTGAGGAAACGGAAACGGACGGGGTTTGCCGCGCTTCTGTGCGTACCTATTCCGTGATTCCGGACGAATGCGGCGAGGGTACGGACACCCTTTTGTACACCGGGACGCTGAAGGCAATTTCCGCGCCCACCTGCGGTACTTTCGTGGTGTCCACCGGTACCTTTACGGCAGACTGAGAAAACAACAGACAGACCCGGTCGGGCAGGCAGGAACTCTCCTGCTTCACCCGGCGGCGGGGAAAGGAGTGAGGAGATATGATAAAGCAATGGACATGGAACACCATAACCTATCCCTTTGACGTCAGCGAGGCCGGGTGTATGGGCAGACTGCTGGCGGCGCTGGAGGGACTGAGAGAAAATCTGTCCCGGTTCCGCAGGGAGCAGGATGCGGACGACATGCTCTCCTGCCACTGCGGGATCCTGCAGGAATTCTTTGACGATATCTTCGGGGACGGCAGCGGGGAGAAGCTGTGCGGCAAGGCTCTCAGCGCCGAGGTGTATTCCAGAGCGTATATTGATTTCATGGACTTTGTCAACGGCCAGATCGACGAGCTGAACCGTCTGCGGCAGGAAGCGGAGGAAAAGTATCTGGCCAGAGCGGCGGCACTGGGACTGGATGTGGGGCAGGCCGGATGAAAAACTGGTCTGTTCTGACCCGGGGTCTGCCTGCTGCGGTGACGGCGGAGGGCGTGACGGTGCCGATCGAAACGGATTACCGGGTGGGATTTCTGGTGGGCGCCCTGGCGGAGGATCCGGATCTGCCGGAAGGAGTCCGGATGGATCTGCTGCTGCGGCTGTACTGCGGTACGGTGCCGGAGAACGTGAACCGGGAGGCCCTGGCTCTGGCGCTGCTGGACTTTTATGCCGTGGATCCCCACCGGAACCGGAAGACGGAGGGCCGGGTAGGAGAGCCGATACTGGATTTTGACGCGGACGGCGACCGGATCCTGGCATCCTTTCAGCAGGCCTACGGGATCGATCTGCTGGCGGTACGGATGCACTGGTGGCAGTTCATGGCGCTGCTGTTCTCCCTGCCGGAGGACACGGTGTTCATGCAGACTGTGCGGCTGCGTACCATGGATCTGCGGGAAGTGCAGGACGACGGACTCCGGAAAAAACTGCGGCAGGCGAAAGGAGCTGTACGGCTCCGGAAAAAAGGACTTGAGAAAGGAGAAAAATCCATATGGCAGACGGAAGCGTAACCATAGCGGCGGTTCTGGACACAGACTCGTTTCAGGCCTCCGTGGCGGCGCTGGAAAATCATCTGGCATCCCTGTCCGTCCGGCTGCAGGCGGCAGTAACGGCGGCGGTGGCGTCCTCCGGGATGGAAACGGGACTGCAGTCGATCATGGGCCCTCTGACGGCAGCCATGGAAGGGCTTGGCGTGACAGCATCCGTGTCGGCGGCATCGGCGGCAGCAGCGGCGGTTCTGGCCTTCGGGTCGGCAGACTGGAGCAGCGCCGGGCAGAATGCGTCAGGCAGCATTGCGGAGGGCTTTGCAGGCGGTATCAGCCGGATCTCCGGACTGGCCAGACAGACAGCCCAGGCTGCCAGAAGTGCTTTTCAGGCCGACTGGTACTCTCTGGGCGCCGGGATCACCGGTGGTGTGGCAGCCGGGATCAGCGGTTCGGCCGGGTCAGTGGTATCCGCTATGGCGGCGGTGGCGGCACGGGCCATGCAGGAGGCCAAGGATGTGTTCCAGATCCGTTCTCCCTCCGCAAAAATGCGGGATGAGGTAGGTGTGATGCTGTCCCGGGGGATCGCGGAAGGGATCTTTGCCGGCAGCAGCTATATCGAAAATGCCCTGGCGGAAACGGGCAGACGAACGGCGGCACCCGCTGTCGGCAGTATGGGACAGGACAGCCGGAAGTTCCAGCAGAACATCTATCTTTCCGGCAGCGGCGGCAGTCCCTATCAGACCGCCAGAGCCATCCGCAGACAGAGCGAACTGATGTTACGGGCATGACCCCGGCACGGAAGGAGAAACGGTATGATACAAATTGCAAAAACAGCCGGTGCGGCGGTGCAGACCTACGTGATCCGGCTTACGGAGCCTGACGGGGGCAGGACGGTGGTGATCTCCCCGGGCAGAGACGCCCATCTGCATCTGCTGGAAGAAGGGCTGGAAGGGTTCGGCGCCACGGAACTGTTTGTGGAAACGGAACCCTATGCGGACGGCACCGGCGGTCACCCGGTCACCAGACGGTTCGGGGAGCGGCATATGGAGATCACGGCGGAGCTGGCGTCGGAAAACCGGGACGAAGGGACACTGCGCCGGCTGCTCTGCGGGGTGATGAACCCTCTTCGTACCCTGGAGATGGAGGTGACACTGGGGAACGTGACCCGGAAGATCAGTGTGATCCCCTGCGGCAAACCGGAGTTCCGGCAGGCCAATTTCTACACCCCCACAGAGGTCACGCTGCCTTTTCTGGCACCGGATCCCTTTTACCGGGACGCAGGTACAAGGGAGGTACAGTTCTGGCAGTCTGTGCCGCTTCTGACATTCCCCATGACTTTCCGGGCCGGCGCCGGGATGACCTGCGGCTACTTCCGCACCACGGATACGGCGGTTGTCACCAATCCGGGAGACGCGGCCTGCGGGTTTGATGCCTGGCTGACAGCTTCCGGCGGAATGGTGGAAAACCCGGTGATCCGGCTGGGTGAGCAGTATATCCGGCTGCAGACCACGCTGGCGGACGGGGAAACAGCCCGGATCGACACCAGACCCCGCCGCAAGAACCTGTGGATCGACGGGGTGCGTGCCTTCACATTCCACAGGGAAAGCGAATTTTTCCTGCTGGAACCGGGAGAAAACAGGATCAGCGTATCGGCGGACAGCGGTGTGGAATTCCTTTCCGCCAGACTGCGCTACACGCCGCTGTATTACGGCATATAAGGAGGCGCCATGGAACTGTATTTCCTGAACGAACATCTTGACACCATGGCATCTCCGGCGGATACGGCTGTCTCCATGGTGTGGAACCTGCGGTATCACGAGTGCGGCACCTTTACGGCGGTGTTCCCTCTGACGGACGAAGGAATGACCCCGGCGGAGCGGATCGCCCTGGCAGGAGAGGCGGTATATCTGTGCGACAGAAGCCGCTGCGGCCGGATCGAAACGGTGATCTGCCGGGACAATCTGCTGCAGCTGGAAGGACGGATGCTGGAATGTCTTCTCTACGACCGGGCGGCATCCGGAGAGACGGTGTATACCGGTACAGCGGTACAGGCGGCCAAAGCAGCACTGCAGCAGTGGGCAGGGGATCTGGCGCTGGTGCAGGAGGACGGGGGCCCCTCCATCGGCGGCACGGGCCCTTTCCTGATGGAAGCCGGAGAGAGTGTGGGCCGGTTTCTGCACCGGATTCTGAAACCCTTCGGCGCTTCCTACCGGATCACGCTGGACGGCACAGGCACCATCAGGTTCGGCTTTACCCTGGGCACGGACCGGAGCCTGGACAGCGAACCGGGGGTCAGCCGTGCCATATTCAGCGAGGATTTCGGCAACATTGCCAGCCTGGAGCAGGAGCTGTACCGGGGAGAGGCGCTGAACCGGATCTATGTGGAAGGCAGTGACGGTACGGTGGCGGCGGCTGACCGGGCACCTTCGGCAAAACAGCGCCGGGAAGGATACAAAAAAGCTTCCGATATCCGTCCGGCAGATTACGGTTCCACGGAAGCATACAGGGCGGCGCTGGTGCAGCGGGGGGAAGAACTGCTGGATGGGGCCGGCCCCTGTCTCCGCTTGTCCTGTGAGGCGGAATATGATGCGGAACCCCGGTACGGCAGCGACTATCTGCTGGGGGATATCTGTGAGATCCGCTCGGAAACCATGGGCATCCGGACGGCGGCACGGCTGACAGCGGTGGATGTGGTGTACGAAGGCGGCACCGTAAAGCTGTATCCCTGCTTCGGGGACGATGTGATCCGTCTGAAAACGGCATTTTCGTCCTGACAGGCGGCGGGATCCATGATGGGAAAACAATACACCGCCAGCGCAGGTACAGTCGTCGGCGGGAACACATACAGAAAGGATTGACAATATGCAGACAACAATTTCTGTCCTTGGCGGGATGTTTGACTCCACCACCGTTGTGGAAACTGTGGACGGATTCCCCCGGGGCGACAAGGCGGTGGACGCTTCGTTCTTTGCGCAGATGATGCAGTGCTTTTATTCCGACGGGGTGATCCGCCCCATGGAGGGCTATCTGCAGGTGACTGCCGGAGACGGTATGCGTCTGCAGGTGGCGCCGGGCTGCGGCTGGATTTTCGGGCATATGGCCTGGATTCCGGAACCGGTAACGGCGGAAGTGGAGGCAGGCCACAGCTATCTGGTGCTTCTGCGCCTGCACCGTACAGACGGACGCTTCACACTGGAATTTGCGGAGGATCAGACCGATCTGACCCGTACCGATGCTGTGTGGGATCTGCTGCTGGCTTCGGCTGCGGTACCGGCGGGGAGTGCGGCTGTGACGGCGGACATGATCGAAGACAAACGGCTGGATGAAACCGTATGCGGTGCGGTGGATTCGCCGGTGAGCAGTCTTCAGACGGTGGCGTATGCGGCGGATGCAGGGGCTGTGGGCGGTGTCCGTGCGGCGGATCTGCTGCACAAAACCGGCGGCAGGATGACCGGGGTTCTGCAGGCGTACAACGATACCACAGGAGCACCGGCGGTACGGAACATCCGCTACGGTACATCTCTGCCGGAAACCACGGCGGAGGGGGAGATCTTCATCCTGCTGGCAGAGGAGGCGTAAACCATGCGGTGTTATGCAACGGAGACCCTGACCTGCGTGGAACGGTACCTGGGGAATGTAGTGAAATTCAACGACAGAATTTTCCGGTATGCCCTGTACCGGGACGGAACCACGGAGGATATGTATGCTGTGGTGTGCTGGAAAGACCCGGCGGAAACGCTGGTGCTGAGCGATGTTTTATGCGTGATCGTCAACGGCAAGCGGTACTATTTCGAAGAACTGGAAGGCTGGGACGACCCGGTCTGCCGGTTTCCCTACGACCCGGATCCGTATTCCACCATGCTCGCCAAACAGAAATACGCGGATATCATCACAAACGGCGTACTGGAAACGGATGGGATCTATTTTTGGATGAAGGAGTACACGGTGCTGCCGCAGGTCACCATGAATCCGGTGCTGTATGCCAACCACAGCCAGACCCTGAACTGGTCCCTTCGGCCGGGGGATGACAGAAACGGCTGGGGGATCTCTCTGGAGCTTCTGCAGAAGGGGGCCGGGGAAGCGGATTTTACGTCCACGGTTCTGTTTTCGGAAGAACAGCGCTCCTCCTGGCGTCTGTCCACCGATATGTCCATACTGGGCAGGCAGGCATACCTGATTCTGGAATACCGCACCTACGCTGCCGACTGGGACGGCAAGGATCTGGAAGATTTTGTAACCCTGAACCGGCGGATCACCCCTGTGCAGACGGTGACGCGGAATGCGGCCATCCCCCTGGCGCCGTCCGGTGTGGAGCATACGATGCTGCTGGAAGGCGGTAAGGTAACGATAAGCTGGCCGGCGGTGAAAGACCCGGTGAATACCATCTCGGGCTACATTCTGGAACGGGCCGCAGCCGCCGGGGGAGAGACGCCGGAGTCGTTTGTCCGGCTGTACGAAGGTTCCTCTGTCCAGTTCCGGGATACACTGCCGGAGGGGACGGACCATATCCGCTACCGGGTATGCGCTGTCAACACAGCGGGAACAAAGTCCCCCTGGACGGACACCGGGGCCCTGGCTGTGGTGAAATCCAACCTGTACATGGGCGTCGGCGGCAAATGGATCCGCGCGGCGGCGGTGTGGATCGGCAGCAGAAAAGCCTCGCCTATGATCAAAATCATCGGAAAGTAAAACAAGAAGTATTCCGCCGGCGACAGGCTGACGGGATACTTCTTATCTGTATTATTTCTGTTCTCCGTCGGAGATCTGCAGGGCGGCCGTGCATCCGTCGGCGCAGGCGGTGAGGATCTGACGGATCTCCGTATGCCGGCAGTCGCCCACGGCAAACACACCCGGCAGAGCGGTGCGGCAGAGGGCATCGGTGATTACGGCGCCGTTTTCTGCCAGCGGAAGGATCCCCCGGAGCATTGCCGTTGCGGGGGTACTGCCGATGGCGCAGAACACGCTGTCGCAGTCTATCTCGCAGGATGCGCCGGTTTCGGCGTGGGTCAGACGCAGACCGGTGATGTGGCGGACAGGTTCGGCGGCGGTGCGGAAAGCGGAGACAGTGTACGGGGTCAGAATGGTGACGTTGGGCAGCCGGCGCAGGGCTTCCAGACGGGCAGCAGGAATCCGGAAAGTGTCCCGGCGGTGGATCAGGGTCACATGGCGGCACAGACGGGACAGATACGCCGTGTCGTGGGCGGCAGTGTTGCCTCCGCCGATGACGGCTGCGTTCTGACCCCGGCAGAGCCGTCCGTCACAGGCAGCACAGAAGGACAGACCGTGCCCCAGCAGTGTTTCTTCCTCCGGCAGACCGGGCATCCGGGGGGACGCACCCATGGCCAGGATCACATGCCGGGCGCGGATCGGTTCCGCCGGGGATTCCGCCAGGGTGACGGTTTTGACCTCTTCCGTCAGGGAAAAGCCGGCGGCAGTCCCGTACCGGAGAAGCGCACCGGCCCGCTGTGCATGGGTCTTCATCCGTTCTCCCAGCACCATACCGTCCACGGGGGCACCTTCGCCGGGCCAGTTGTCGATCCCGGAGGAAAGCAGCATCTGTCCGCCTGCCCCCTGTTTCTCCAGCAGCAGCACAGACAGACCGGCCTGGGCGGCATACAGAGCGGCTGTACACCCGGCAGGCCCTGCCCCGACCACCAGAACATCCCAAATGTCACCGGTACGATCGACAACGGTATTCCCCGCCCGGGTCAGCGTACCGGAACGATCGATAACGGTATCTCCTTCATCCGGGGGATCCGGCGGGAGAAAATCGGAATGATCGATCACGATATCCCGGGTGTTCTGGGG